AGCCCAGGCTGGCATCACGCCACCGCAACATTTGCAGTCCTTGCTGTGACCCCAGGTGCCAGCGTAGCCCAGTGTTATGCTCTTCTTGGCGTACTGCTGGCCCTTCTCGATGGTTCCCTTGCACAGGTAGCAAGTGTATGGCTTCATAGCCTTCTTGGTCTTCATGGTTAGTCCTCGTCCAGTTCTAGATTTTCTTCGCTTGCTAGCTTGTAGTGCAGTTCCCAAGTCGCACCGCAGACGGTGCAGGACACGGGTAGGAACCCTTTGTCAGTGTCAGTAGTGATCAGTTCAAAGCGTTGCTCTTTGACCTCGACAAGCTGGACCAGCTTACAGTTGGGGCAATTAGTAGCTACTAACATTGATCGACTAGCTCCTTTAATTCATCCAAGCTCAGTGTGATATGGCCTGCTTGCCAAAGTGCAGCCCGTAACTGTCGGGCCGTGTCGGTCCCGTTGCTGTTGACCGCTGGCATAGGTACGGGTTCGGCTGATGCCATGATCAGTTGCCAAGTAGATTCGTTCATTCTTCGCGTTCTCCCTTCTCAACAAGATATTGATGTATCTCTCGGTGGTACTCATGGCCTGTCTGCTCGTCGCGAGGGTCTGGATTGGCGCAATCTTCGCAACGATCCGGTACTGTTTCTGTTGGCGCATCAGTGCTGGCTAGGTAGAACGTACTGTTTCGGATAGAGGCTACGATTGTGTTACAGACCTTGCAACGAAACTCTGTATCGTCGTGGCAGTTATCGCAGGGGCAACCGCATGGCTGGTCCGCGCTGTAGCAACCGTGTTCCCCATCGACGCAACCGAATGCAGTGCCGTTAGCCTTATCGATGGCTGCTTTAGCCTTGCCGATGATGCAATCCGGGTGATGGGGCATATCGTCCCGTTGTTCCCAATCCGCGTCTAAATCCTCGCATGTCCAGCACCATTGGTGGTCATCTCCAAGGCTGCTGGTCAGGTTTACTAGGGCCATCAGTAGGTCAGGCGCTGCCGCTATCAGCCGTGCGTCATCGGGCGTGGCTTGTTCGCATACCATCCCGTCGCCGTCCTCATCGTGGTCCGCCGCATCCCTAATGGTGCAGCTAAAGCCGTCGTTGTCTGCTATGTACCATGCCTGTTTCATGCCTTCACTTCCTTGTTTCCAAATTCCCGGCACCGCCGGACGTTCTTGCCCTTGGAGTGCCGTTGCCAGTGGCGAACTATGCACCGGGTATGAATCGGCGCACCGTCGCTGGAGTACACGGGTTTGCCACAACAACGGCATACCTGTGGTGCTGGCATTTCCACCTCCTTCCGGGTTGGTTCATGTATTAGACTAGGTAATGGTAGCAAATGGAATCCAGGGATGTCAACCCACCTCTTCCTGGGCGTCAGTGCTGGCATCTTCGACAGGTTCGCACCAGCAGTCACCATGCTCACGGTAGAAGAATTTAGGCGTCCTTAGTAGCGTGTCATCATCGATGGGAACGCCGCCGCAGATTTCGCACAGCTCGGGTAGTTCCATATCATCGCCTCACTTCGTTAATAGATATTCGTTGAACCTGATGCCGTCTTCGAGAGTCTCGAATAGGTCACCCATTAGGTTGGCATCACTAGCTTCCCGTATGCCCAGTTGCCCACGGTATGGGATGGGCTGATGGAAGGGGACCGCGTATTCCATCTCGAACCCATACGGCCCCTCGAACCACGGGTTACCATCTTGGCCGCGCAAGAACATCAGATCTTGTAGTTCTTCGTCCCTTCCATCGCTGTACACATTGGTCAACGTAGCCGAGCCAACTATGGCCCCACGGGGTAGGTCACTATCGTCTGGTATCACGATGCCTGATTGGGTAATCCACTTACGCTGCATCGGGAAGTCTTTCGGGTCCATAGCTTTGCTGGCGTGTATCAGCAGAGGCCCACGGTGATTCGTGTACCATTTCCGGTTCTCTATATCCTTGTGACCGGCCACGATAAGCCATGCCCAGGGCTGGCGCACCGATAGTACCTTCATCTCGCACCTATCCTATGGAAGCACCAGATGCACAGCACAGGTAACGGGGTCTTGGGCAGTGGTCCCTTGCATCGTGGGCAGTTCATCATTACTTGGCCCCCTTTATGAAGCGTTCGTTTATGATTTCGAGTAGCTTGGCGCCGTGTTTCGCTCGAAGTCTGGCGCCTACTTCCGGGGTAAATTTCATTGCCGGCTTGAAGGTCCGCCACTCGTTGGCGCCGTCACCTTCGAGGCGTATCAGGGTGTTGCGGCCACAGGCGCGGCGCAGTTGCTGTTCAAGGGCGATGCGTTCCACTTCTTCGCCTATCCACAGTTCCGCGTCCATCGCCATCGGCCCGAAGCCACGCTCTATAGCCCACTCGTCTTCGACAGGGACAGGCGGCATGGCCTCGGTCCAAGCGTCAAACGCCTTCTGGAATGCCGACTCCCCGTGGTTACGGTCAACGTAGCGGACCATATGGCTACCGCCGCCGCCGTCGTTCTCTACATGGGCGGCCAGCTTGCCGTCTATCCATAGTTCGGCATTGAATGCCGTTGTCTCACGGGACATGCCATCGTATACCTTGACCTTGCGCAATTCTGCGTTCATCTTCGCCACTTCCTTATATAGTTTGATCGTGGGATCAGGGAAATCCGGGGATTCCTGGTTTTGCTAGGATGAGGCGAAGCCAGCAAAGAGATACTCACCCTTGGATAGTTCGATGGCTAGCGATGGCCCCCACTTGTCTTCGTAGACTTCGGACATGGCAGCTATCCGAAGCTTGGGATACTTGGCCTGTACCTTGTCGGTCTTCGGGTTGCCGTCGTCGTCAAAGCCGATGCGGCCCAAGTCATTGATGGCCTGAATCACGGTTGCCCGACGCATACCCTTGGGCCGTGGGAACTCCACGCAACTCCCCTTCTCCGCTATGGTCCCGCTATAGCCGCCGTGGCCGTGTTCCCACTGGGCCTTTTCCACTAGCCTGTCGAATGCCGCCTTGGCGGTCTTGCCCTTGCCGACTCGCTTGTATTCAGATGCGCCCATGTTGCCACTTCCTATAGATAAGTTCTGACGGTTTCGGCCACTGCTAGGCCATTGTCAGCACAGTCAATCACTGTGGACCGTCAAGGGCTACGAGTTGGCGGCGAAGACCGCCTGTGCGAAGCCCCGTGGTGTTGCGCTGCGGATGTTCTTTGTCCTCAGGGATTTACCGCCCAGCTTCCAATGAAGCGCGGAATAATTCAGGCCGTTACGGTCCTGATACTTGACGGGGTCCACGGGCCGCGCCTCTGGCATCACGAACCCGTTACCGGTCCAGAGACAGGTTTTCTTGGTATAAGCGTCACGGGCTGGGATTATGTCGGGGTATGGGCTGGTGTCGTCTTCGGGCAGATACCCGCCGAAGTCGCAAGGCTGGAATATGTGGTTAGGCTTGCGCCATTCGCTGCTGATAACGCTGACGGGATTCTCTATGGCATATGGCACGTTGTAGGCTTCGCCGATATCACGGGCCATATACACAAGGGCCATAGCTTCGGCCCTATAGTTAGGGTTAGCGGCGGCCTTGGTGGCGAAGTGTCGCGCCCCTGATATAGCCAAGTCGGTGCATGGTGGGAATCCGAATACCATTTCCACTGTGAAATCTTCGCAGATTTTCGCTATACGTTCGCCCCATGTTGACGCGTCGCCGCCAACCCTACAGCTAAGCCTATGCAGGGTGGACGGGGGCCATACTGTCAACCCGTCTGGGTGTTGCATGTCAAATTGAAATGTTGTGTGGGTTTTGGCCCACGGCTTGACCATCTCACCTGTAAGGTCAAAGAGGCTGATAACGGCTTTGGGTTTATTCATTAGTTCGCCTCTTTCGCGTAGCGTTGACGCATGGCGGCATCGTGTTTCTTGCAGTACTGCATCGGGTCCGAGCCTATCGGATCCTTAGCTTTGGCTTCGGCTTTGGTGTCGCAATTCGCGAACGGGAAGAAACATTGTTCGCGTTCTATCCTTGCGATGCGTTCGTCTACGGTTTCCAAGGATTTAGCACTGTTGCGTATCCACTGGCGGCGGTCTGGCGGCGGGGTCATGGTCAGTTGGTCGTCGCAGTCGTAACAGACCAGCAAATCGCGTTTGAGAGCCGCTGCGTATGGGCCGTTAAACACGCCGCCGTCGCAGGATTCCTCAAGGGTCACATTGTGGGTTATGCGATTTTCGCAAAGGTACATTTCGCAATTGAAGATATCGGTATTCATGGTTTCCATCCTTTAATGCTCGATTATTACGACTGATTTCGCGACCTTGTCTGCGCCCGCGCACAGTAGGCAATTGGCACACGTTGTCTTGTGTCCGCCCTCTTTACTTGCTGGACACCTAACCTCATTAGCGTTCACCGTGGGATTTTCGCTGTGATCCACGCGGAATGTCCGCCATCCCATAGCCTGTGCTTCGAGGGCTTCCGCGTCGGTATCACATGAGGCCATGAGGATGGTTTTAAAGCGTGGATCACACGTCTTCCAAGTATGCGTATATCCGGTATGGCCGCGCCTACCCTTTAACAGTTTTTCGACAGTCTCGAAGGGCACGCTTGTCGGCTCGCCATATGCGCCCAATCGTATGGGAACGTCACGCTTGCCATAGTCTACGGCTTCGCCATAACCTTTATCGGTTTCGTATTGCCACACGCTGCGCGGCCCTTGATCAAGGTTAACGTAGCAAACGTTACCGCGCAGCGGACATTGGCCACATGTCGCAGTGTCTAAGCCTTGGTCAACCGCTGCGCGTGGTTTCATCTCTTGGAGTAGAAACCATGCCTGATGCATGTCTCCGGTCTTGGGATTGGCGGACGCGGTATTGGTTCCGGTCAATATCCCGTATATTTGTTGACCGTCAAGGTTGCTGGGTCCATCGTGAAACTTGAACCCGTTAGACATTTTCGAATTCCTCGACAGCTTCAATCTCTCTCAGATTCTCTTCGGTAAAGTCTGCTAGAACGTCGGTATACATTGTTGGCTCCCTTGCGTTTCGTTTGATGAAGCTATCTTATAGTAGCCAATAAAGAATGTCAACACCCAATTTTGAGATTGATAAAATCAGAACAGAAAAACCTGGTCACGGTCCACGCCTAGGAATTGCCCCGGAAATTGGTAAAAGTAGAACAGAATCTGAGCGTGGTATAATTGCCAATGTAGCGGGTGATTCATCCGCTTACGCTGTGAACCCGTGGAAGTGATACGGGTTGATTGGCTAGCTGGGACAATACAGCCAATCGCGTGATAAGTATTAGGGCCGACGTTGACGGGTAGGCGGACTGGTTTCGGCCAGTGTCGGCAGCTTATCGGCAGGCTATCTAACCGATAGTCTGTTAAGCGTGAAACCAGTAAAGAGTCCTAGGGGACGTTGTAACTATGGGCCTAACTTCGAAACAAGAACTATTCTCGAAGCTTGTAGCTTTGGATGGTTTGAATCCTTCCGAAGCTTATAGACAAGCTTACGATACCAACCCGAAGCTTCAATCCTCAATCCATGAACAATCCTCAAAGCTAATGAGTAACGACAAGGTTGCAACTAGGATAAAAGAGTTATCAGAGGCTGTAACTAGTGAGATTGTGGCTAATGTAGCGTGGACTAAGGAACGGTTCATAAAAGAGGCGGAAGCTAACCTGATTCAGTCTCGAGACTTAAACCAGATGAATCCTGCTAATACCAGTCTCCAATTGATTGGACGGGTAACGCAGATTCTGGAAGATAAACCCATGAATCAGGTAAACATTGGGATAGTTGAGACTCTAGGCAAGCTACCTGATTCTGTGTTGCAGGCATTGGAATCAATGGGACCATCGGAGCCTGTAACCATTGAAGATACAGGCTCGATCGAGGCTAGTTACAAGCTACTGGAACCCGAGCCTGAATGAGCCTAGAAACAATGTACCAGCGCGCCCCGGAACCTTAACCCGCAGGCGCCAGGGGGTACCCTGAAACCGCACGGGGGCGGGGTACTGGTACGGTTATGGGTCACTCAGCCGCTCCTGCAACCCTCTTAGAACCGGCTTCTGTAGGCTCGGTGACCGCTTCTGTGGCTGCTCTCTGGCTTCGGCATCTTTGGTTTCCGATTCTTCAAAGGCTGTTCTGAAAATACGCATATGACTATTTTTAAAAGGGGCGGTTCTATGTCTTATGTAGCTTTGAAATGCCCTGATTGTGAGAGGTTGACGACTTACAATGGCCGGGGGAAGTGTCGTTGCGGGTCGTATCTGATCCATCACTTCAAAGGGTCGGTATTCATCGATCCAGAGAGGAAGACCTGGGACATGAGAGATGAGGATGACCCTGTTCTGATCGAGCCTGCGCCGGTGGGGTCTATTCGTCAGATAAGGAATAGGCGGAAGTGAGAGAGGGTAGATGATCGATATTGAAGCTTTGGGGTTGAGTGAGGAAGAGAAGGTCCAGGTAGCGATGTTAGCTGGGCATGAGAGGGCGAAGCGGTCTTTCGAGAGGTTCGTAGCTTATGTGAAGATATCGGAGAGTCGGCTTTTGGTTTGTGGCATGCGATGTTCACGCCGCAGGCTTTGGTGTTGTATTTCAGTAAGGGGGAGCGGGACGCGTGGGAGTTCCTGGCGAAGAGTCGGAACACCTATAGGAACCTGCCGGAGGGGTTGAAACAGCCTCTGGGTGAGGGTACGGAGTTTCCGAATAACAGGGAGCAGATGAGTTTCGCCAACGGTGGCAGGATACTGACGCTGCCCAGTACCGAGACTGCGGGGCGTGGCTTGAACCCGACGCTGGTAGTCATGGATGAGGCTGATTTTCACGAGCACCTCGATTCTGCGTACAACGCTGTTAAGCCCGGATTAGATGATAATGATGGGCATCTGATATTGACCAGTACCGTCAATCCGCAGAAGGCCCGGAGCCTGTTTCAAGACCTTTATAAGTTGGCGCCGGTGAACGGTTTCACGAAGTTATATTTCGGGTGGAGGGCGAGGCCGGAGCGGGACGATGCCTGGTATGCGAAGACGAAAGCGGAGTATGTGGACCAGGCACTGTTCCAGAAGGAGCATTCTGAGACTGAGGCCGAGGCGTTTGCGCCGGCCGCGGGTATCGCAGCCTTCAATCTGGTGAGGTTGACCGCTTTACAGGGGCAGGTGAAGCCGCCGGTGATGCAGATACCGGTGGGGGTGACCACGGCGAACATCTATCAGGACTTCATCGCACTTCCTAACCAGAGGTATATGGCCGGGACCGACCCATCTCACGGGGTGGGCGGTAACGGGGACGATGGGGTGACCGTCATCATGCATATGAACACCGGAGCGGTGGTCGCAGACATAAAGACGAACACCGTGCCGCCCGATCAACTTGCGATAGCGTCGATGGAACTGCTCGAGAGGTACAAGAACCCCATCTGGGCGATAGAAGACAACGAATGGGGCATATTAGCCATCAGGACGGCCCAGGCGATGCGCTACCGGCACCTCTATCACCGTGACGACGGCAACAAGGTGGGCTGGCACACCGACGAGCGGTCAAGGAACGTGCTGTGGGGGGACTTGAGGGAGGCTATCGAGACAGGACAGCTCACCATCTTCAATGAGGACGGGTTGGCCCAGTTCTTCGAGGTCATATATCGGGAGAGAAGGGAGGGGAGAGTGCGGATCGAGGCCCGTTCCGGGGGTCATGACGACTATCCGATGGCCGTTGGCATCGCCTGGCAGATGCGGATGCACGCTCGGGTGGCAAGAGCGTCACTACCCGCAGCGGGAGTGGGTGACAACGGTACCTGGGGTAGTATAATGCAGACTACATCTGGTAGGCGGTGGTGATATGCCCCAGGATATGAGGCCAACGGCGGAATCCGTCACGACGGCGCGGAAACAACTGCAAGATTTGTGGTCTAACTGCCACGGTAAGTGGGAACAGGTGGACAGTTACTACAACCGGACGTTCCAGATCTGGCCTGACGGGCTAGATAGGCCCGGTTGGTATCGGCCCATGAGGGCAAGGAGCATCAT